AATATCAACAGTAGTTGATGTTACAGAGTTTACATATGTCAAAACTAGGCTAGGTGTGGTTGTGTCATATACAAACAAAATGTCACCAGCTTTAACCATGTCTTTTAAAGATGCAAAATAACCAACTGTGTTAACAGTAGCTTGGGTATCAGCAGTTTTATACAAATACATCGATGGAGCATTACCAGCCTTCGATGCACATACAGTTACTAAACCATCAGCAGAATATGCCATTTCAGTCTCTCCTTAGATTAAGATTCGCGAGCGGTGATTTGGACAATACCTTCAGCATCGATAGCAATTGCACCAGCAGAGAATACTGAGTTCACTAGGAACGATGTTTTCTCAGGGATGTAATTGATTTCTGTGCGTGGGGCAATACCTTCAGCGTAGCCGATAGCGTCTTTGTGGAAAGCAAAGCAAGTGCGGTCTAAAGAACCATCAACTGCTAAACCACCTTCAGAGCGATCGCCTAGGATGTGGAAAGTAAAGCCTAAGAAAGTATTGATTTCACCAGCAACCAATGCTTTAACAGTATTGAAGTCTGAAGATGTAACGGCAGTCTCAGACAACAAAGACGCTAAACCATTAGCGTGAAGAATGATGTGACGGCCTTCTGGCGGTACATTGTTCTTGTCCAATAGCTTTTTAGCTTCGCGCAATTTAGCCACATTCATGTTGGTATCGCTACCACCGATATCGTTAGATACAGTTAATGATGTGCTTGAATTAGTTAAAGCATCAAGGATCATTTGGTCTTGACGGCGGCCAATGGCGTTACCAAGAACTTGAACCAACTCTGAACGCTCGTCAAAGTTAACTTTAGCTTGTGAAAAGATATCGCTATATTCAGCGGCATTGTAATCAGCAAGAGTACAAGTTACATTTGAAAAAGCAACATTCAATGGGGTTACATCAGATTGACTAATGCGTGGTGTAGCTACGCCCTTGCCAACTTTAGGGAACTTAACAGTTGAGCCTTCAACTCCTCTGCGCTGACGAACGGCACCTACCAACATTGCTTTGCCCTGGTAGGACTGTTTTACCTCAGCATCAAAGAGGGTTACAAAGGCGTTTGATAAAGATACGCTCATTTGAAATCTCCAAAATAGATAAAAATAAAAAGGGTTATCGCATTGGTATGCCGGTATTCTGGGCCATTCGCTTGCTACTTACGGGAGCCAATCGTCAGATTCATCTGCATCAAGGGCCAATTAAATGGTATGCCTTATGGAGTTTCTAGCAGAACTGTCAGATAAAGACAACATCTTTTTTATAAATAAAAAAACCCCGGCCATAATGCACCGGGGCAAACCACCTCTCGTGAAGAGTTTATTGAAAGGTTTGGCTGAACATACGCTCAACCTTCGCCCTATATGCTGGATCAGTCTTGTATTTAGGATCTGCAACCATCTGGTACAACTCATCCTTAGATGGCGCCCCGTCTACTGGTACTGACTGTGTTGGGATGCGGTTGCCCTCATAGGACTCACGCAACTTCATTAATGCCTTGATGCCGTTAGCGGTGCCGCCCATGTACTTGAACTCTTCAAAGTCATCCTTACCCCAGACTCCTTTGTTTACAAGGCCTTGCGCCCACTCTGTCATACCTTTAATTACGACATCTGCGTTGGGGCCAAGAGCGGCTTTCTCCTCAGCTAGTGAGCGCTGGACGCTTTCAACCTTTTGGGCTGACATTCCAACTACTTTACTAACCAATGAGTCTAACGCTAATTGCGATATCCCATTCTCTTGCGCCCAGGTCATTACATGGTTGCGAACTGGGTCATCTTCTGGGACTCCACCAAATGCGCTTGCATCGTACTTACCATCGGCTGGCGCTTTGTGCTTGCCTTGCGATATCTGTTTGCGTAGATCCATCCAGGATTTAGCGATACCCTCAAGATCTGGCTCTGCGTTGTCTTTCTTCCAGAAGTTTTCTGGCCACCAATCTGGACGATCTAGTGGTGCGTCATCTTCTTGTGGTGCTAGATGACTTATTTCTGTGGATTGTGGCTGACCATCATTAACCTGGCTCTCAGTTGATAAGCTAACTGAGTCCAATAGGCCACCACTACCTTCTGTGGGTTGGACTGCTTCGGTTGTTTCCATTGTTATAATTTCCTTGCTTTTTGAATCCTTGCTTCAAGATCTCGAACAATACTATTCTGGCCTTCTCGGTAGAACGCATAGCTTGGATCAGAACCAGGCAAGGCAACTGGTTGCTCTAACAAAGTGGCTCTTAACCACTTCATTAGTTTTACGCCATCCTCAGATGCAAGTACTCTAAGGCATAATTTGTTTAAATCTTCTACGGCCTGTTCTGCGCCGCGGATATCAGTATTCTGCTCTTGCAGACCTTCCCATCCATCTACATTCATCTATTAGGCTCCAGCCATCTTCATCATTTCGGGAACCATCTCAGGGTTTGTTTCTGCAACCTGGGCGGCTTGTTGTTGTAATTGTTGAATATTGTAATCACGCTCTGCTTTATCAAAGCGTAGGCTTACAGGGATACCCAGCTTGTCACCGATATAGTCAATGATTTCACCCATCTTAGGAGTTGCTTGTCCTTCTGGGCCAAACTGTTGAGCCATTTGTACGAACTGCACAACATTGGTTACATCTTCCATATTCTGAGCCATAGCCAATGGGGCAACTGGAGCAACCTTAACTTCAAGGCCATTGACTCTTAGTGGCAAGTCAATCAATCCGCGGTCATCCATTACCTGGAGGATCTTGCTTACCAATGGAATCATTGTTTCGTTGATTAAACGACCAAATGCAGAGCCTAGGTTTTGGCTTAACTCTTTCATACGCTCTACTACTTCTGTAGCAGAACGAGCGCTCATATTATCAGGAGGCAATGACTCGTCTAGCAGAATGCGCTTAACATTCATGCGTAGGTCATTCATAATAATTTGAGATACATTGAAATCTCCGGCACGCGGCAATGGGCGTAAAGACTCGCCTTGTGGGCCACCATTACGCGCAACAGGAATGATTGCACCTGGTACGATTTTGACTGTGGCTGGATTAAGCACACCATCGTCAGCCGCGGTGTAAACGCCGGAGATAGCTAGAGATGCATTCTTTAGCACCAACTCAAGGGTTTTGTTTAAAGTCTTGATATCAGGCAATGCAGTAATCAATGGGCCACGGCCGTAGATCTCGCCAGCAACCTTCATATAACGACTTACTACCCAAGGACTAGTCTTTAGTCTGCGGTATACCAACTCTTGCTTAGACTCTTTGTGGATCACATGGTAGCAATAGTCACCACGCTTGTGGTCAAATACTGTTGCCTCAATTAATTCAAAATCTTCTGTTGGCTTTTGGTCAATCTTTTGTTGTAGATCTGATGGGATGTTGGCATCTTTCCATTGCTGAATAATTGCCTCGCCTTTAATACGCATACGGCGGTATACATTGTCTACCTGGCCGTTAGCGCCTTCTTCAAACGCCACCAAGAACTGTGGCACAGGAATGAAGTTAATAGGGCTGGTATCGTCACCAGGCTGAACCATCATAACTGCGGTACCAACTGCAAGATCTAGCAAGAACTCACCCATAGCAATATCAAAATTAGATTGCTTAAGGGTTGCAAACATCTTGTCTGCGTAGATATCAAGAGCGGCCGCGGCCTCTTGTCTGCGGTCTGCTGGAATATCTGGGCCAGTTTCTAAACGGCACCACTTTCTCTGTGGGGGGAAGATACCTGACTGTAATCGGTTGGCGAAACGCTGGGTTGAGTTGATAGCCGTTGCGTCAAATACGCGGTTCATTTTTTTAGCGCCGCCAACCTTACCATCATAATACCCGTCATAAAGGTTTCTTTGTGGCAGAGCGAACTCATAAGCCTCATCGTATAGGTCTCTAAAATCTTCTTTCTTACGCAAAGCGATATCGTGACGCTTAAGGATATCCTCTGGTTTTAGTCTCATCATTTCAGCCATATCAATCCTTTTTGTGTCTATCTGCAAAGTTGCGAGCCGCTTCTTTGCTACCAAATCCCCACTTCTTTAGAGCCAGCTTTAAGCGTGTTGGCTTTCCATTCTCGTCAACAAGTGGGCCAGCCATACCGCCAAATCTAGCCGCAAAAGATACGCGCCTAGGGTTGGTGCCAGACTTAACT